TAGACCAGCGATAAGGAACAGGTTTCTTCATGGCTGCATTGTTAAAGCCATCAGCAAACAATTCCAATATCTCATCATTGGAACGTTTCATAGGAGTCCCACTCATATGCACTGTTTCTTGGGCTTGGGAAGCCGGGCCAACGAACTGCTCTAATACTTCGGCAGTATACCTCAGTTGCTTAATCAAATCTCTAATCATACTAATTACTCCTCAAATGGAAGATTCATATTGGGCACTGGCTTCATTAGTTCTTTGATGTCCATTCCATGAACATCAAATATGTCATACTCATAGTCACTACCTCTGTCTCTGATAATGAACTTGCCATTCTCAAAGATGAACCGGCTAACGTTATGGAAGTCTACTGTGCTTCCGGTTCGGAACCTAACTTCTATTCGTTTGATTAGAAGTTTGTTGGTCATTGTTACCTTTTACTCCTTCTCCATAACTCTCTACATCCTAGTGCTAGAAAGCAATAGACTTGAGCACCTGACTGGATACCTTTAGCTTGAATGATTGCATTCAATTGAATCTCATCATTAAGCCAAGCGGTTACTAGTTCCAGTTCTTCCTTACTCATCTTGTTGTTCGGTCGTTTCTTTGACTTGTATGCCAAAGCTTTCTCTAACAGTGTTGCCATATTAGTTACTCCATTACCTCACACTTCATTACGTTATGAAGATTAGTCTCTATGATTCCATCTTCATTCGGACCAAACATGAGAATCAAATGTCCATTCTCAAGTTTATCAATCTGGATTACGTTTCTCCAATTGAATACTTTGTCTGGCATATCTTCATAGACTACATACACAGTCATGCCTTTTGCCTTTCTGCAAGTCTTACACTCGCAATCACAATGCTGTGGTTCTAGACAGGCATTGCAATCCCATAGATGGTTTCGTTTCAAAGCTTTCGCCCTTTCATCTCCATCTCTATCAGGTCCAATGCCAGTTCCAATTCTAGATTGCTATTGTTGTAGGTGTTACTCCAGCTAATGAGAAACTGTTTGGCAATCTCTAGTTCTTCATCAGTTACATTGGCATTGAATGTAACCATGTAATGATTAGCCTTTGCAATTTTCTGAAAGGCATAAGCAATATCCAATGCTCTTTTTCTGGTTGCTTCTTGATTCTCTATCATATGTCCTTCTTTATGGACCGAGGCGGAGTTAGTGAACTGTCTCTTTATTCAGTGCATCTATATAATCTAATGCACATTTCTCTGAACAGAATATTTCACTCTCACAGATTGCTTTAACAACAATCTCTTTCTTGCACCAATCACAGAGTCTTACTAGTTCAACCCAGTTCTCTCTTGTAATCTTTTCTTTCTTCATTACCAACCCATCTTCCTTTCCCATGCCATTTCCATTTGATAGGCATAGTGGTCATCGATGATTTGTGTTACGTGGTCTTTCTCTTCTTGAGTAAGGGAATCCCAGTTAACTTCAGGAACTACTTTGTTTCCTTTGCATTCATTACAGGAAACGTCAAAGCCACCAGAGAAATACATCTCTTCAAAGTCTCTATCTTCTGCAAAGTCTTCAGCACTTAATCCATTACTATCAATGGATGGATTAACATGAGAACCTTTGCCATTACAAGTGCCACAGACTTCATACTTGGCTGGCACTTCGTTTACTTCTCCCTCTTCTGGTTCTTCTTTAAGAATGATTACCATTCTCTTCTCATCGAAGGAGTAATACCACTTCTGATTTGTTTCTCGTCTATCCATTTCTCTTACTCCAGCAGAATGCACAACACTTTGCATCTGCATTCTGTTTTGCGCCAAAGAACCTACGCTTACAGTATTGACAAATGATGCTGTATTTACTCATTTCATCTCTCCCAATTGAGCCTCATTCTCTCAATCGTTTCGTCTGGCACTTTATGAACGCTCTTCCTTACTGGACCACTCATAGTAACTTCTGTTACTGTGTAGTAATTAGCTTCTGCCAGTTTCAGGTAGTCTTCCATTTCCCAACGCTTAACGAAGGTGTTAGCTACTGCGATTGGGTTAAAGCCATTCAACATTGCTTCTTTAACCCTTTCCTTACACCAAGCGTGAGCCTCTGCTAATCTCTCTCTGTCATACTGATAGTCTCCATCTTTCTCGAAGAACATGTCAGCTTCATAGACAATTCTTGCAATTTTCTTAGCAAAGGTTGTCTTACCTGAACCGGGCAATCCACGTATCAAGTAGATTTGCCTCATTCATTACCTCCTCTCCTTCTATTCTCCTTAGAGAACACAAGGAGGGGAGCAATTAGATTTACCAAGCTATCCATCTTATTGCAGAAGGTTTGTTGCGCTTGGACCTTTTATTAATCCCCTCTTCTTTTTTATCGCATTCCATACCCCTTTCATGAAGTTAACCAAATATATGGTTATTTCACTCCATGATGCACCTTCCTTTTAGTAATCCAGAGACTCTCTTACGAAGTAAGCACAAATGATAAGAACAGGGAGCCAAGCGATTAAGTCTATCAATGGATTCTCTCTTGGCTCGAAGACTCCTGCACTTTGTGTATAGTCAAGCTAAACAGCATGATTGCACACATTCTAGGAGAGATTGAGAAGTGGAACCCATGATGTATTACGGGTCCAAACGATTGTGCTACTGATTCTGGTTCGTAGTAGAGAACCATTTCAGGAACACCAAGGTATTGCATGTACTCGTAAACCTTATCTAAGTAGGAGTTGTAATCCATCACCTTTCCCAAGGTAGCTTTAATCTTGTTTCTTTACCAAAAGAACCAAAATCTCTGTAATAGAATTTCTTCATGAGATGTTTGGTGTTTACAATCTCATGTGTTGAATCACTAATAAATACAATTTTATCTTTTGATACCTTGTATTTATCTATGAGGTAGTTTGCAGCGTCTATACATTCAGTAAAGTAACCAGTAAAGACTGATTTTAGTGTCTTATCAGTATTCACTATTACTACTATGTATCTGGTTCTCTCTTTGTTTGGCATTTTAGCTCTTTTGCCATTACACTCATATGCTGTATTGCTAGCTATTTGTGGCTATTCTATGGTGCGCTATGTGGCAAATTTCTGGCAGTTTTCAGCCCCTACCCTAGCCTTAACCCCTTGCCTAGCAGGCACTTAGAGGTTTTCTGCCGCCTACTAGGGGAGTATACCATACCCTTTTTGGGTAGTCAAGGTGTCCTCCTTTGGTGACAGTGGTTTGGGGTGTTTTGTATTGCTTTAGTTGTTTGTGTTTCTTTATATATATTTTTTTTATTATATATAAAGAAGAACCACCCACCACCCACTGACCTAAAAAGGAGACACTACCCTACCCTAAAAAAGTAGGGGAGGGAGGGGGATGGTAGACCAGAAATTGAAGATTTCCTAGGGATTTCGTAGAAAACCTGCATTTTGACCTACCACAAGATGACCACAGGATAGCCACAGGATAGCCACAAGCCCACCACAAAATGAGCATAGGCATACATGGCATTTTGCCAAACTTATAGATTTTATTCAATGCTGGAGAATGAGAAGTCCTAACTAAGTTACTTAACTTCTTCTGGATTGCCTTGTGCTGATAGACAGATGAAACAATCATCTCCATCACGGTCTTTTGACGGTTGTGTGAAAAGGAATCTGCAATTGTTACGCTCGTCAGTAACCTTTCTGATTGCATCTTCAGGATTAAGAGCAAGAACTTCTACATAACCTGAAGTAATATAGAAGTGGTAATACTTCTTTTCCATACTAGATAACCTTTCTGTCCAGCACTGAATGAAACCTATAAGTTCTTGCTTGTGTGCTTAACTGGTAGCCTGAAAGACTAGTTAGAACTTTGGGTCGTCGTAGCTATCGGAGTAGTCAGAGATTGACTTGGACTGATAACTCTTATCCAAGGAATCCTGAATGTTGGAACGAAAGAGCATAAGACGATTTTCAGTCTCACGCAATTCCTCTTGCAGAGTCTTGATTTTGGCATTCAGACCATCCACCACGAAAGTCTGTGGCTGAATAGCCATGATTGCTTCAACCAATTCCTTTGCCTCACGCAATCCCAAATCGATTGAGACAGTGTGAAACATTGGTGAAGTCTCTTGTGTGTGAATCTTGATTGGCAATTCGCGTAGTGCCTTGATTGCAGCAATCTTGTTAGTGACCTTACTCAAGTCAATCATTGGATACCTTTCTACTTCCAAGGCTACCAATAAAGCACACAAACAAAATAGTCTTTTCTGAAGAGCCAGTTTACAGTTCGTTTAACCCTCACTCTGTAAATAACCTTTTGGGCTGAGTATTTGTTCTTGTTTAAGGAACGGCACTCTTCAGAGGTAATTCTCTTGTGAAGTTCTTAAGTAGCCTGCGACAGTTAACTAACGGAGATGAATCACTCGACCTGTGTTGTCGTAGAGAATGACAGGCTCCATTAGTATTTCAATGCTTCCTGAGCAATCTCTTCCTGAGTGATTTCCTTTGAGAGAATGTTTTCGTTCTCCAAAAGGATTTCATTGACTGTCTTGTCTCCTGATGCCTGATAGACAGACCGGAGAATGGCACGTTCATGCGTCTTACGCATCTTTACGTGAAGCTTGTGCATGATGTGTCTGTGACCAATCATTGCCAGCTTTGTGTTAACTTCTTTGCTGAGTTCGTAGAACATAGTAACCTGCTTCCTAATGGTTAGGCCGCAGGCTACCAAAGAACCCCACAAAAGATTACCGACTATAGGATTGTAGACTCTATGAAATCTACTGAGCAGGTTAATATTACTTGCTCTCTGACGCCGCAGGAGTCTCAGGAATGTCTTCGACAGGATTCTCTGGCGTAGTGTCTCCAACGAGACAAGACTTCCAGATTCCCAAAGCTTTCTGAGAATCCACATACTTCTGACGTTCCTTTGCGAAGTCTTCCTTGCAATAGACAAGGATTCCGCACTTCTTTTGAAACGCCTGAGTCTGATTCCACACAGCAGCCAAGTCTTCAGCTTTCTGCATGTCTTCAGCCAAGTCCTGAGCGAGAATCCATTCGGCCATTTCATTGACCATTACGGCATTCTGCAAGGACTGACGGGAGTTCATCAAATCAGCACCACGAACAATCGCTTCCAGCATCATACGATTGTTGAGTTTGTTTGTCTGTTCGATGCCATCCAGAAGGGTAGTCAAGGTATGACCTGCTACCACATCTGAATAGTCAAAGGAACGGGCAATGCCATTGTCGTCAAGCTTGGGAATACCAAACATTTCGACCGTGACAAACCCCTGCTGTCCTTTGCCCTTTTTGGCAATCTTACAGGTGTGAAGTTTGAGCATTGTTACACTCTCTCTTTCTACTAGGTTAGGTGCCCAGTAGACTTTAGAGAGTCTACAATCCTTAGGTTCGCAAGCTTCTTAAGTGCCCTGAAAAGAAATGGTTTACTTGTTAGCCCCGCAGGGCTACTCAGGTTCAGGGAGAAAGTCTGATTGAATGTCTTCTGAGCTATCGTAGCAGTCCAGAGTGACAATCAATCCGTTTTCTTTACAATGTTCGCAATCATGCGCTTCCTGCAAAGCATGACGAATGTAGCGAGAGTATCTGTTAACCTCTGCGAGCATGATAAACAGCATTTGTGCTGTCGGTAGCTCTCTATCGGAGCAGGCAGTAGCATACTGAAGCTTTCCAATAGCTTGTTCCTGCTTCTCTAGCTGGTCATCCAGATACTCAACCATCTTGTGATTGAGAGTCATTAGCGAATGACAGTCCGCTTGGCATCAGGAACACCCATATCAAGGATAAGGATGTTCAGGTAGTAAATAGCTCGCTCACGACTACGGAAGTCTAGAGTTTGCTTTTCACCATTGCCATCAGTCCACGTTAGTCTGTGGATTGGGTGATTGGTAGGTTTCATGTTGTGACCTTTCTAGGGCACTAAAGAAACCTGCGAACCTAACCTAATGGACTGATTCAGAGGCTAGAAAAGAAACGAGTTAACGAGTTCTCACGTTCTTACAGACAGCCGTCATAAACTCACGGGCCTGCTTTTCTGAGTCACAACGAGTAACGTTGAATGAATTACCGAAGTGAGATACCAGCAATCTGCCGAATTGGCAGTAATGCGAGGTAGTCACGCGAGGTAAACCAACTACTCTACTGAGTGAGTCTGAACCAACCAAAATGTGATTATTCATGGGGACAACCTTTCGATAGCCCCTGAATCAATCCATTAGGCTTTTGGCGTATTGTAATTCTACCGGGAGAGACACCCGGCAAACGACGGCACAATTGACTAGGCGTAGTAACTCTACCTAGCTCTATTTATATCGCCCCGCGCCTGCTAGGGGCTCCCGCTCATTCCGCAGTTTAGTAACTCTACTGCGAGCCACGGATAGATAGGAGTAAGCATTACGGTCTCCGGTTGCGCCGAGTAGCTTACAACTACTGTAGCTTAATGGACACGATGCCCAAGTGCTACCTTGCACGATGCGACGAACGACTAACGACTAACGACTAACGAACGACTAACAACGAAACGAACAACGACTTACAGAGAGTTAGACGGTTCAGATGTTCAGAAGTTCCTTAGACTAGGATAGGGCAAATGCCCTAAGCGGTAGGTTGTCTTATTGGTATGACAATAGGTTGTTATGTTGTTTGGTTGTTATGTTGTTATAACAAGCTGTTGCTAGTATCTATCATCAATACCGACCCATCCCCCTATACCCGAAAGACCATTAGGTTCCATAGCTCTCCAGAACGGAAAGCTTGCTTCTCAGAGTCTCTGTCATAAAAACAATAGGAGGTAACATATAAAAAGGATTGTTAAGTAAACAGATAAAAAACAAAAAATCAAAAAATATGGACGTCCTTAATTATGGACAAAACCTGGACACTGGAAATAGCCAAAATCCTTAGCAAAATGGGCCTTGCGCCTAAGTACATAATGTGGTAAGGTGGTCCCTGCACAGGAATATAATCATGTATATTACACCTGAAGAATTACAAAAGAGATTAAACAAAACAGAATTACGTGTTCAGGAACGTACTAGAAAACCACGTCAAAGAGAAGAACGATTAACAGATGATGAAAGAACTCTAATTGGAATACTAGACTCAGTAGATACCCAAAAGAATATAGCTGAATTAATGGGAGTTAGTCAGACTACAGTCTCTAATAACTCTAGAGGTTTAGTTGGTGTTGCAACTGGAGTTGATAAAGAATTAAGAGAACGAGTTAATTCCGGAAAAGAAACAATTGCAGAAGAAAAGCTAGAACACGAAAAAAAGATTCAGGAACAACTAATAACTAACTTAGCTGCCGCTCTTGGTCATGTTGCTAATAATATGAGCAGTACCAGTTCGAGCGAAGCTAGTAGAATTGCCGTCGATATGTCTAAGATTCTTGATCGAGTTTCCTCCCCTGGAAAAGAATCAAAAGGCAATCGAACGGCAATTATTATTAATGTGCCAAGTATGAAGGAAGAGAAGCACTATCAGACGATTGATGTTTAAATCATGCCCCAACAACTTCTCTCTCCATACGAACCAACCACTCTTACTCAGAATATTTCCTACACTTTACCAGCCGTACTGTGTAGTGTAACTGCAACAGCAGCATGTGAAACATCTACTAATGGAAGTACTTGGATTCCATTTTCTAATGGTACTGAGACTAGTGCTGCTTTCATTAGAAGTGCAGGTGTTGGAACTGTTGTTACGTGTAAGCCTGTGATGAGTGGCGTTGGTGGAGAGAGTGGCGGTGGAGGATTACCAACAGCGGTAGTAGGACAAGTACTGATTAGTCAGGGTGCTGGTGTTCAACCTATATTTAGTGATATAGCAACAATAAATACAAGATTGTGGGTTGGTGGAGCTTTTTATGAGCTTAATAGAATTGGACTTGGTGGAACAGAAAGTATATCAAGAGATGTAAATAATGGTGCAATAGTATTATCACAAGCTAATAGTATGATGGCAATACCAGCTAGACCTCTTTCACAAATACTTGCACCTACAATTATAGGAACAGTAGCTGCTATTTCTGACTCTACTGTCGCAACATGGGGAGCTACAGTAGTAGGTGGAGGCTCTAATCAAGTTTTAGCTCGTTGGAATGGAACAATCTGGAAAGTTTTTGCTGCCTAGTTAAAAAGGAGAAACTAAATGCCTTTAGCAATGATTACGTTTTTGGATGGTCGTGGTAATCCAGTTGATCCAGGTTATGGTCAAGAAGTACCTGTAGGTGGATGGGGTGGAAGGCCAGATAACTCTTTACCGGGTTATGGAAGGCCAGACAATTCATTACCTAGACCACTTCCGCCCGGTTCGATTGGAACTCTTCCCGTTTTTCCATTCGATCCGACTATTGACAACTCTCTTCCAACTCCCGGCAATCCAGTAGTAACTCCTCCAATTCAACTTCATCCTGGCCTCAAGCTAGTAGTGAAGTGGGTTGCTTGTTTAGGATTCGTTGCTGTTCCTGATAACGAACTTCCAGAGCACGCACAACCAAAGTAGGGCAAAATGCCTATTGATAAACCGTATGCGTACCACAAGCCAAGTCAAGTTGGACTGGAAAAAATTACATTATTACGCCAGAAATTTAGTGAAGTAGAAGAACTAATGAGAGAGGTTTGTCCTCCATCTCGTCATCTCTCTCATGCAATTACTTGTAATGAGACTACTGCAATGTGGGCAATTAAAGCAGTTGTGTTTAATGATCCAAATAGTGAGACAGAGGTATAACATGCCAAGTGGATACAATCCAGAAGAAACAGCAAGAGATTGGGAAGCATTACAGAAAGACACCAACTCTTGTACTGAACGTTTACGTATTAAAGGTGGCTGGCTCTACCGTACCACTGTTGGTACTGCTGTTGCTCTAGTCTTTGTGTCTGTTCATGATGAGAGCATCGATGGCTAAAAGTCTAAAGGTGGCCAATGAGAGTATGTCTAGCACTATGTCTCATTCTATTTGCAGCAGGATGTGATAGAGAAATAACTATCAATCTACCAACAGAGCCTACTCAAAAAGAAGAACCGAAAGTAATCAATAGCAAGATAGAGTTTAGGGTTGTTGGTAATGCTTCCTCTGTTAGGATTAGGTACAGTACGCCGGCTGATGGATTGATACAAACAGTAACCTCTCTACCATTCTTTGCAGCATTTAACACGACTGAGAGTTTACTGTTCCTATCATTAGACGTAACACCTTTAGCATTTCCATTGTCCGTAACGTTACCATTCCTATCAGCGCAAGTATTTGTTAACGGTAATCTGTTCCGAGAAGCAACTAGTAGTGATTTCTTCTTTACTACTTTGTCGGTAAACGGCACATGGCGACGATAGGCGATTGGGAAGTTTTAATTCAGGAAGATAAACAACTTCCTAAAGTACCGGGTGATCCTTCAGCCGGAACAATTAGAATACTAACGTATAACTTTACTTACGTTCCTAGAAACTTTACATTACCAAACCAAGTGATTTGGTTCTCTGAGTTTCAGGATGACGATAGGATTAGAGAGTACTTAGTAGACCGGCTGGCTGTGCTAAAAACGGCAATCGTTGACAGACTTCCCAATTAGGAGATTGACAATGGCTAACGAAAAAACTTACGATGCTCCCAAACCGGCTCCACTTCCTTCTACGCCCGTTCCATTAACGGACAAGGAAAGAGCAGAGAAAGAAGCACGGCAAACTAAACCAGTTCCAACTCCAACATTACCAAAGACTCCACGAGAAGCATTAGAATGGGAACGTACTCATTCAAAGCATCCTCCTGTTTTTGTTGAAGCCAGCCTGCCGGGTGACTTTGATGAACCTTTCAAGGTTGCAGAACCCAGAGAACTTACTGAAGCAGAGAAAGAAACAAAGAAACAGAAGGATGAACTAGTCAAACAGATTAGTGAGATCCTTGGTAAGTTTGACCATCGAGAGTCAAACATTCCTGCTAATCACGAATACTGGGCTTTGGTTGCCAAATTCAGAGCACTCTAATGATAGCAAAGCTAATAGGTCAGCCGGGTACCTATAGAGGTATCAATACTGACCACGCAGTTAGTGTCGTTGGTAGAGATGTAACTATTGCTCAACCTCCAGAAGAATCGGGAGATAGGATTTGGGTATTGGATGCAATTCAATACTCATTTGCTATGGAGGAAGGTGCAGTAGCAACAGCCGCGCCGGTTAGAAGTAGACTTACTGTTCGGCTGGATGATAAGATTAAATGGGATGCAGACATTCCAGACTTTACTGGAGTTCTGAATCTCTATATTCCTAGTCAAACAGATAAGACTATGAGTGTTACTTTACAGGCAGCCGGTTCCAATTACGTTGGTAAGTTAAACGTCCAGTGGCATTTAGAACCAGCTCAGTGATTACTAGTCTATCCGCTCTTGATCTTCGGGCACTGGCGGCTCGGGCACTTGGGTGCTCAAACGGGCCGAGAGGCAGCGAACAAGCTTCACGTTCACCAGCCGCTTTTGATCTTGGTTAAGTATGGCTAAGCGTAAGCAGGGTCCAACTTATGCAAAGAAGCAAGAGGATTTAAAAGGTCTGTCTACAAAGAAAGATATTAACTTACCACTAGAAACAATTATTCCTAAAACTCATCCTTCTGATGTAGAAGAAGGAATGATAGAAAGAGTAATTAAGAAATCTGCTCGGGCACGAGGAGCATATCTAGATGAAGATGAGCCATACTTAGAACAATATCTTCATCCAGATAAAGACATATTAGAAGTACAACCAGACAGACCTACTATTGGTAAGCCGGATGATTTACCACATAGAAAGTTACATATCATTCCATCTTCAAGATATGATGATGAACTATATAATGTAGAGGGATTAGGACATTTTAAGTATGATAAGAGTAATCCTAAATATGATAGTGTTTATGATAAGTGGGATTTCGATACTGATAGTAGTATGATTGATCAGAGGAAACCAGAGATACTTCCTAGTCTTGCTAACATTGAAAGCTGGATTGCTAAAGAAGCTATGAAGCGAGCCGGTAAACCATATACAGTTTACGAGAGAGTTCCTAAGGGTACTGACCAACGTAAATGGAAGACTGGTAAGTAATGCCACAAGGAAGAGGTGGGCCACCCCCATCTAAAGAAGAACTGATTAAGAAGCTGAAGGGATTAGCTCCTCCTCCGGCTAGCTCATTATCAGAAGAAGCTCAGCTAGCAATGTTTAGAAAATTAATGGAGCCGAGACGAAAATCAGAAAGTTTTGATTTAAGAGAATTTGATGAACAAGGTAATCGAATGTATGCAGACATTGAATTACCTCCATCACCTTATCCGTTTAAACAACCGGCTACCATGAATAAGGGTATTGACCAAGATGTAAGAGATATTAGAAAGTATGCACCGGGAGCAGGAACAGCACAACCTAGTACGTTAACTACTGTACCTCCAACAGGATATATTGCAGGGAATACAAGAGAACCATTACAAAGTAAGATATTCAAAGGTGAATTTGACCCAGCTGATACTACATTATTAGGAATGTCTCCCAATACTGGAAGTAAAGAATATGGTAATAATGTTTATATTAATCCAAAGTTACCAGAATATTCAAGAGGTTCAGTTGTTGCTCACGAATTAAGCCATAGAAATGATCCTTCAACTGAAGATGAAGGACAATTTAGTTTTAAGCCTGGCGCACAATATGTAGAAGACTTATGGAATGAACTCAGAATTAGAGATAAAAATATATTTAATAGAGGTCTTTCATCAGATAAACGGAAGATGAGTGAATTAAGTTCCGAAGAAATTGATAAACTATTTAGAAGAAGATAATGCTCACGAACCGGGTAGAAGTTCAATCGGTAGTTGAACGGGAGTTTACTCCCACAAAGAAGCAAAATGACTTTATCGCAATTCCTTGGTCTGTTAAGGAAGCATTGTACGGTGGTGCTGCTGGAGCCGGAAAGACAGAACTCATTATATGGCTGCCTCTTATCTATCAGTTCCATGAACATCCTTTGTACAAGGGAATCATATTACGTCGTAATCTCAAACAATTAGAGACAGAGTTAATATCTCGTTCCAAAGAAATATATCCTAGTCTTGGTGGGGTTTTCAATGATACCAAAAAGAAGTGGACGTTCCCCTCAGGAGCGGTTCAATATTTTGGCGGAGCGGATAAAGAAGATGATATTAGAAAGTTCGACTCCGACCAGTATAACCTCATTTCATATGATGAAGCAACACATTTTACAGAATTCCAGTATTCATATCTCGTTATGTCCCGGCTCCGTTCTAGATGTGCGGATCTTCCTGCCATTGCAAGGAGCGGAACCAATCCTGGAAATGTTGGTCATGCATACTTTAAGAAGAGATTCGTTAAGCCTTGGAAAGAAGGCTACAGACTCTTAATAGATTCCATTACCGGATTGAAAAGGATATTCATTCCGGCCAGGATTCAGGATAATCCTACACTATTAGCAAACAATCCAGAGTACATCCAACAGTTGATGTCTCTGAGTGAAGCAGAAAAGAAGGCTAAACTTTATGGTGATTGGGATACATATGAGGGACAAGTCTTTAACGAATTCAGACTCGAACCATTATCTGATGAACCAGATAATGCAAGGCATGTTATTGAACCTTTTTCAATCCCAAGCTGGTGGCCCCGTTTTATTGCAATTGATTGGGGTTACGCAGCCTATACAGTTATATATTGGGCAGCCTTATCCCCTAATGGTAGGGTCTTTATCTACAGAGAATACGCTTTCAAAGGAAAAAAAGTAGTAGACTACTTAACAGACTTGATTAACTTAACCCAGCCGGAGGAACGAGAGATACTTGCTAAGGTTAAGATTTGCCATTCAGCCGACCAGAACAAAGGTGAACCGTCTACTATTTATGACCAGTTACAAAAGTCTTTACGTAAAGCGGAATTCAAATGTGGCATTGAACTTGGAGAAAGAAATAGAATTAATGGTAAGCTGGCTTTACATGAATACCTCCGGTGGACGCCTAAGGATTCAGTGGCTAAAATATATGGAGGAGATTTCGACAAAGAATATGCAGACAAAGTATATAGACTCTACGGTCAAACAGCTTATGTAGAATATGTAAAGCTATTTGAGCAAGAGAAGGATGAAAAGAATTTACCTAAGCTTCAAATATTTGATACCTGTCCCATGTTAGTAGAAACGATTCCGGCTTGCGTATACGCTGACTCTCCAGAAGAAGGAAAGAAAGCTGAGGACGTAAAGGAGTTTGACGGTGACGACCCTTACGACTGTATACGAATCCTCCTCACCGGAATCAGAGAGTACCAAGTTGCCAATGCCAAGCAATTTGAGCATGATGCAAAGACTCAAGAGGCTATTAACCAGCTTTCTCAAGGCGATCAAACAGCTTTTTACCGTAAGATGGAATACCTCGAATCAAAGAAAGAAGCAAGAAGCGGAACAACTTTCCGTCGTCGTGGCTTTAGAAGGTACCATTAGAGCAAAGGATGAGTTCATTGTTTACTTGCAAGATGAGGTAGCTGAACTTAAAGCTCTAATGCGTGACGAAAAGTTTGAAAGAGTAAAGAACGAAGTAGAGTTCAAAGGTGCCAGAGGTTACAGGTCAGTCTACTCAAAGATAAGAGAACAAGCATTAGCTAACAAGGTTAAACATACTGCATTAGAAATTGAAACAGAATGATACCTGACGGCACTGAACAACAAGCACCACCAGTAGACGAGACGGCAGAGAAACCTAAACAGGCTACTGCTGTCCCTGAAGAGTGGAAGTCTCTCTTAACTACTCTTCTGTCTAGGTGTGTCCTTGAAGACGAAGCCGTCCACTACGCATGGGTTAGAAAAGCAAAGCGTCTGGAATTATACTTCAATAATATTGTTACTCTCTTTTGGGACAACCTCCAGAATGATTGGAGTATTCCAAACTGGGACGAAAAAGAGAGTGAGGGAATTCCTCCTCGCATAATTAATATCTATCGTCCTCATGGAGAAAGCATCATAGCCGCACTCTCCGTAGGAGTACCTTCCGTTTTATTCTTCCCTGATGATGCTGATAATCCTGATGACATCGAGAAGGCCGAAGCTTATTCGTCTTTGGCTAAGATTATTCAAAAGCACAATAAAGCAAAGCTTCTCTACATCAAAATCCTCTCCATTCTCTTTAATCAAGGAACTCCTTTTGTCTACTCTTACAGTAAGAAAGACAGAAAATTTGGTTTTTATCAGGTAGAAGAAGTTAGTCTTCAAGACCAAACCAGCCATACCCATGATTGTCCAATTTGTGGTAATCCTTTTGGTGAAGGTGGTCAAGAACCTGTAAACATTCAATGTCCTTCCTGCGGACAGCAGATTACTACCGAAGTAACTCCACAAACTATTCAGGTTCCTGTCCCTATTCAGGTAAACAAAGAGAAATCCAGGGTTATCATTGACCCATTTGGAGTTCTTAATGTTAAAGTTCCTTATCATGCTAGGGCACAAGAGCATTGTGGCTATCTTGTACTTAAATTTGATCAGTCAGTTGCTTCTCTTCGGTCTATTTTTTGTGTAAATGGCCCAAATGGTGAAGAACCGCTCATTGATAATATCGAGCCTTCTACTGCTGACATTTCTGTGGATAGTACTATTAGGTATCCTTCTGTTTTCCTGAATAACCAACCGCAAAATACTGCAATAGTTCAGTGTGTTTGGTACCGGCCGTGGCAATTAGAGCTAGTAACCGGCAAAGGTGACTCAGTTAATAGAGATATTGTAGACGAAATCAACAAGAAACATCCAGAAGGTACCTACGTAATCTATGTAAACGGTGAGCCGGTAGAAATCAATGGCGAAGACATGGACGCGCATTGGACTATTGGTCTTGATCCTAGAAGTTCTTCGCTTCATGCTGAACCTTTAGGAACAAACCTTGCAATGATTCAGGATATTAATGCAGAAATCGACGAACTTGAGCTTCAGACGATGGAACATGGAATCGCTGAGCTATTCATTGCGTCGGACGCTATTGATTTCCAAAAGTATGGTAATCAGCAAGCTAAACCGGGTAACATTACCCAAGCTTTCAAAGAACCGGGACGAAACATTGCAGAAAACTTCTTTGAAACTCGTACTGCTCAGCTTTCCCCTGAAATTGTTGGGCTTACTGCTAAATATCGTAATCTTGCTGAGTTTGTTACTGGCGACTTTCCTACTGTTTACGGCGGCTCCGTTCCTGGAACTAGCACAGCGACGGAGTATACAAAAAGCCAGAATCAAGCGTTACAAAGATTGGGTACAGTCTCAGCAATAGCCTCTTTCCTATGGGCAGACGTGATTCATAAGGCTGTTTTAGAGTATGCCAACGTATTAGAGTACGATGAGAAGCTAGTTGACAAGACCGCTGCTGGATTTGAGACAACTAAAGTAGATCACATGGCTCTTCAGCGTGGTGAAGTTGGTAATTGTGAACCAGAATTCTCTGAGTTGTTGCCAATCTCTCCTATGCAGATCAAAGATACCATTATGGGTCTAATGACTACCAAAGATCCTATGGTAATGGCAATGCTCACCCATCCTCAGAATAATGAACTGGTAAAGAAAGCACTCTCCATTCCCGAACTCTACATTCCTGGAATTAATGCAAGGACTAAGCAGTATCGGGAAATCTCTCTACTTATTCAGCAACAGCCGGTTCCTTCTCCTAATTCTCCATTGGGAATGGAATCATCTATTGTTCCTGAAGAACATGAAGACCATGCAGTAGAGATGGAAGTCTGCGTAGTTTGGTTAACTGGTTCTAAAGGTCAGAAAGCTAAGGCAGAAAACCCGCCCGGCTACCATAATGTGATGCTTCATTGGAAAGCTCATCAAATGATGCAGATGATGAGGACAGAAACTCCAAATGAAAAACCGCCAGGTGAAGGACCGAATTCAGCGTCAACAACAATTCCTTAAAGGTGATTGATAATGTTTATTCCTAAAGTTTTCTTATTTCCTGATAGTGTTGGTGGACCGGCTTCAGCCCAGTCAACAAACATTGGTCAGACCGATAGAACTGATAAGCAGATTTTGAATCAGGAGACTGATGATGCCGTTTCCGATGAAGAAGTTTCCGATGGAGATGGAGAAGACGAAGAAGAACCCGTTTCAGAAGATGAAGAAGAAAAAGAAGATGAAGAAGAAGGGGAATCCGATGATGATGAAGAAACTGATGGGACTGGGGGAGAAGATTTAGATGAAGATGATGATGAAGAGGAAGAGGATGTAGAAGAACTTGCTCTTTCTGATTTATCTAAAGCGGTAAAGAAAGTTGCTCCTGATCTCTTTAAGAAAGTTCCCGGCTTACGCGAAGCCCTAGAAAGGGACAAGCAATTTGCTGAAGTCTTCTCTACTCCAGAAGAGGCTAAAGTTGCTGCTAGGAATTCTGGCTTTCTAGCATCAATGTATAATGACATTGCTTCTGGTGATGTAGAAAGAACTGGGAACTTTCTTAAGGCGATTCAGAACACTAGTAAGGAATCGTTTGAAGACTTCTCTCATACTATATTAGATTCTATTGGACACATTAATCCCCAGCTTTACGGGGAAGTAATGTTAAAGCCCATGAAGAAAGCTCTCATGGGAATGTATCACGATGCTCTTAAGACTGGTAATAAGAATTTAGCAGCAGTAGCTATTCATGCACACAACTATTGGTTTGATACCCAGGATATTAAAGCTCCTCTTGAAGAGAGAAAGAAAAATACTAAGACAAAAGAGCAAGAGGATTGGGAGAAAGAGAAAGAAGAATTTGAAACGGTTAAGTCCTACGAATTCAAAGGGGCTATTACCGAAGTCGTCAATCATAGTATGAAGCTTTCTATTACGAAAGAACTTGATGGGATTAAGCTAGATGATTACCAAAAACGAAATATTATTCGGGACATTTTCTCAGGAGTTGACGAGATTCTTGGTTCCGACAAACGATACCTTAATGGGATTCAAAGTCTTTTTGATCAGGCCCGAGGTTCCAAGTATTCACCAGATTGGAAGTCTAGAATTGTTAAGGCTTATTTACAAAGAGCCAGACAAGCCTTACCAGGTGTTCGTAATAAAGTGCTCAGAGAAGCTGGAATAAAGTTTAAAGATAATCAAAAGTCTGAGTCACGCCGACTTGTTCCTGCTGGGTTGGGTGGCAACAAAAGTGAAGATAAGATTGATTTCAGCAGAGTTGATCGTTCCAGAACAACCGACATGGACATCCTTAATGGGCGTCCCAAATACCTCAAGAAATAGGAGCACATCATGGCTGTAGGCGGAACGCAGCTCCTCTCTGTTGAAATGGAGAAGGTTCGTAAGAAGCTCTCCATGCTCTACGAGTTGGAGTCTGCCAAGTTCTTTTCGACCGTAGAGAAGAAGGATACCGAAGTTATCTCGGAAAGAGATATGCGGATTCCTCTCGCTATTGGTCCTGGCGGATACTTCGGGTATTACAATCCCGATGGTGGAGATTTAGGGATTGGTGACGGCCAGACTTACGACAAGGCCGTAATCAATACCGTAAACTTCAAGCACGCAATTCAGTGGAACACAAAGGCTCAGTGGGGAACGGACGACTCACGGAAGTCTGTCATTAACTTGTTTAAAGAGTTGATGGCAAAGGCTATGCCTGAGTTCCGTCGTCAGACTGAATCTCAGTGTATGACTGCTGGTAACGGAGTTCTTGGAACCGTTACTTCTCTGTCAACTACAACGGTTGCTAACGATACCTTAACCATGACAACTGATGGTTATGGTGTTAAGTTGTTGAGGAAAGGTCAGAGGATTCTGATTTATGACTCAGCATTAGCAGCAGCAAAGACTCCGGCTCCAGTAAAGATTATCGGGTATGATTTGGTTAACAAGCGAATCATTCTCGAATCAACTGTTGCTGCTATTGCTCCGACTGACGTGGTATTACCAGAAGGATTAGCCGGTGCCAATCCGGTTGGTCTCTTTGGTGTTCCTTATCACGTTCAGAACTCCACTGTTGGTAATTGGTTAGGACTTCCGCGTGCAACAACGCCAGAAGTTCAGGCCAATCGAGTTAATGCTGCCGCTGCTGCGTTAGCTCCTGCGTTTGCCCGTCGTGCTATTAATGCGATTGGCGATCGTTTGGGAATGGATAACAAGACTCCTCTTACTGCATGGATGCACCCCTGTCAGGTGCAGGCTTATGAAGCATTAGGCCAGCTTGTTTCCATCATTAACAAGGAAGCTTCTGAACAGGGGCTTAACTTGTTCTTCTCTGAGAACATGAGGTTGGCTGGAGCACCAATCAAGCCCAACTTTGTGTGGAACAAAACTCGAATTGATTTCTTAACCAACGATCATTGGGGTCGAGCGGAATTGCATCCGATTGACTACTACACGGTCGAAGGTCGAAAGATTTTCGAGATGCGCGGAGCTAGCGGTGGAGTTGCTACAAGCCAGATCTTTTACATTGTAGCATCGTGGAATCTCTTCTGCGATTGTCCACCGGCACAGGCTTACATTGACAACTTGGCAGTTCCCACTGGCTACTGATCACGGTTGCATGTAAGGGAGAGTGGGGGACGGGTGGCCATCCTTGTTCCCCACTTCTTTTAAATGATTGGTAGAATCATACATAGAATTCAGCATTGGCTCAGAATTGAACCGTGCATGAATTATACAGAATGGCGTGGTGATGAACTTTGGCACTATGTTATCTGTACCATTTGTGGCAAAAGAGTTATAGAGTTCAAAAGTGACAGACTCAGAATTCATTAACGAACGTCTCTTTCAATTGTATGGAAGGGACCAAGCAACTCAACAGCAGAAATATCGAGTAGTCCGTTCAGAAGAGCAGACGGAGAAACGATACGGTTCCTACGATTTACTTTCAAAGGAATCAGGAATCTGGCTGGGAGTTAAAGAAGGATTAGTTGAGATTCAAAAGTATTGGTATCTTAAACCATGCTGGCTCCTCGAAAGAGTAGAAGCCAATCTCAACCGGCAGGATACATTATATGATAAGTGGACATACGAGCCGATACTTACTTTCCTTGACAAAGAGGACAATCCGTTACCTCTCAACTGGAGAGCTATTGAGTTTGCAATCAACCATATCGAAAAGGCTGAAAAGAGAATCCGAACAGAGAGTGAAGATCTTCAGGAAGAAGAAAAGCGTCTTGAAAAAGAAAGTGAAGTAGTTTACGGAGTTCTAGACAAACCGGACCCAACTAAAGAACTACCCACGTTTACTAACTCAACGTTAATACCAAAAGGATAACAAAGTATGGATAGAATGATTCAGTTCTTTCAGTACTCACACTTACCGGAAAACTTGCAGGCAGCAAGTAAGCCATTTTGTGAACTGGCAAATAAGATTGTAGAAGAGTATCCACAAAATGCTGAACGTACTGTTGCACTTCGTAAGTTGTTAGAAGCTAAAGACGCTGCTGTGCGTACTTTACTATATAAAGAGGAGAAGTAAAGTGCCTACTTCCACTGTATTAAGTATTTGCCCATTTGAAACCATTGAAATCAAACCCATTGCAAAAGGATATTTTAAAATCCCTGCCGCCCCAAAAGACGATTTCGTTTTGGTACTCATTGAAGAATCGTCTTACATACAGAGGCTTCCGGCAACGGATCATAACATTGTTGTCCCTGTTGCTAGTCACCATATTGCTAAGTCTATTGTTGACGACTTTATTAATACTGTTATTGAGGCTAGCGATGAAGCTGGCCCTGGAATGATGTGGTTCGACCACAAACTAACTAGAGAGCAGGTTCTTAAAGATCATCAAGAAGAACTTAAAGCTCTCTTTGAGAAACAGATTCAATGGTTCAAGAATCTCTGCCGGTTGGCAGATGATGACTGGAGCCAGTATAAAAAGATTGGATTGATTTCCGGCCACCAACGCTACGCGGCTCAGTATTTAGGTTACAAACCGGCTTGGCTGCCAGAGTACAATCCCAATTCTGGGCTGATTGATTGCCCGGCTTGCTTCTCTAAGATTGATGCCAGAGCAGTTATTTGTATTAGCTGCAAGGCTGTGCTTGACAAGAAGAAGGCTTTGGAGTTTGGCATTATTGTCGAACAGCCAAAACCTTTAGCAAAGGTATAACATGGCTCTCTTAGCATCAGAAGTAATGGATCGTTCGAGAGCAATTCTTAATGATGTGGTAGGAGATCTCTACACAAATGTAGTTCTCATTCCATATCTTAAGATTGCTAACGATGATCTTTCTGATGAACTAGTAGACAACGGCTCAACCGTTTCCAAAGAAATATCCCAAGCCATTCCTCTTTCCGCTGGAGGAACTCAACCGGCTTTGCCTAACGATATTATTGTTCCTATTGAAATCTATGAAAAAGATTCTGGTCAAGATGATTCATATTATAGATACATGGAGCAGAGGCCATTCCTTCCCAACATTCTACCCGGTAGGGAATTAGCTGTCTGGTCATGGCGAGAACAGGCTATTAATGTTCTTGGCTCTAACCAGAACAAAGTACTCCGAATCCGTTACTATCGTCTCATTACTCAGGTATCTGGTGAGAATAGTAACATTGAGTTAACTCATGCTCTAAACTATCTGGCTTACCACACAGCCGCTTTAGTTTCTGAGCACGTTGGACAGAACCGAGCCAAGGCGATTGACTTGGAAAGTGTAGCGTCAGTAAAGTTATCAAAGTTACTGAAGAAAGAAGTGAAGCAGACTCACTCTAAGGCAACTCGCCGTAAACCTTTCCGACTCAACAGATACATTACTTTCACCCGTTAGGGATTTCAAGGGGTAGGACAATGGCAGAAGCAAAGGTAACTTTCACGACTGGTGACGTTTGGGATGATGGTAAAAGGATTCATGCTGTTGGTAGGTTAACAGTAGCTCCGGCTGCCGATACCTATGTAACTGGCGGTAATGCTTTCAATGTCCTTAGCGGAACAGTTGATGGAGCCGGTTTGGGTATGCCTCTTCCAGTAGTAGCACAACAGCCAATCTGGATGAATGCTGTTGGTAATGCTTATTTTGGAACCTATTTCCCTGCCACACAGAAGATGAAGTTTACTGTAATTGCTGGTGGTGCAGAAGTAGGAGCAGGAGCTGTTCCGGCTGGCCTAAGTGGCGATACAATCACAGCATACTTCATCTTCAAGAAGTTCTAACAGTAGTTGGTGGAACTGCGTATGCCTCCCACTAAAAGAACAGGTCTTCGGGATCACGAACAGATTCCGATTAACCAATGGAAGGGTCTGTACTTCAATGGTATAGATGACGCAGTTCCACCTGGCTATTTCATTGATTCTCTTAATACTTCGTTTGAACAGATAGAGGTTCGGACGCGGGATGGATTTACAAAGATTTTCGACCTGCCTAACATCAGGAGATTCTTTGTTTATAAGAGACTCAATGAGACTTCTCGTTACTTGATACTCGATACCAATGGTAGTTTGTGGGATTCTCTCTATGGTTCTCCACTAATTACCAATGTAAACTTCAAAGACTTCAGTGCGCTTAACTACCTTAATCGCGCTTATATTACTTTTCATGACAGGGTATCTGGTATTGCAGGTGCGAACGTACAAGTATACGAAGGAGAAGGACCGGGAACTTTACGAGCAGCTGGTGGAACTACTCCTACTGGTTTTGCTCTTAGCTGTACTACTTCTGTTAACGCTGGTGACCCGGGGTTAGGAACATATTTAGTTGCAGTTTGTTATGAAACATCAACTGGATTTATTACAGCACCAGGACCTGAAACTTTTGGTTTGTGGGATTCTCCTGGTGGTTTTAAGCTTAATGTAGATGGGATTGGAATTGGCCCAACTGGGACTGTTGCAAGAAGATTACTCATTACTAAATCAATCCCACCGGGAATGTATACCGGGAATCAGCTTGGTTATGAATTCTTCTTCATGCCAAACGGAAGGATTTTTGACAACACCACTACCTTTCTACACGATATTAACTTCTTTGACGAAGACCTTATCGATTCAGCAGACTATCTATTTGATTCAAGAAGTACTATTCCGTGTGGATTAGGGCTAACAGTCTATAACAATAGAATGGCCCTTTGGGGTGTTCCAGCTTTTGAGCACTATGTCTTCTTCTCAGCGGCCATCTTTGTTGAGAATTTTGACCAGACTGGTGGCTTACTATATCTTGATCCGTCTGACGCAATTAGTTCTATTAAGAATGTCGTAGACCATGAAACCTCATTACTCATTCAAACGCAAGACAGAACTTATATTACTGTTGATAATGGTAACGATCCTGATAGCTGGCGCTGTGACCCTCTCGACAAAGCTATCGGTGCAGAGTGCTTCTCTGTTTCAAAGATTCTAGACTCACGAGGAACCAGTGTCAAAAGATTTTTCCAAGGAGACAAATCAGGAATATATTGTTATGAAGGTGGGGGATTTCAAGACCCTCCTTTTTCAGATAATATCGCAGGAGTCTGGGCCAGAATTAATAAGAAAGAGTTTAGTAAAGTCCAGCTTGTTGATGACCCGGAAGCAAAACTCCTTTACGCCTCGGTCCCATTAGATATTGCTACTGAATGTTCTCATATTCTTGTTGGTGATTACAACAATGCTTTCAATCGTTACGGCCAGTTAGTAGGAACATTAGTTAGATGGAATTTCTGGGCATTTCCTTGGTCTGTTACTTCTATTGTGGCAGATAGTAACTTAAACGCAGAAACCGTTTTCAAGCAATCCGGCTTCTCAGGACATATTTACGAACAGACAGAAGGATTAGTATTAGACGACAATACTAGAATTACTTCATACATCCAAACTCATCTTCTTAAGACTAAGGGATATTTTGTTAACCACTTTGGGTTTTTAGAGGCAAGAGTAGAGGGAGTTGGTTACTTTAATATCTATCTCTATGGTGTAAATAATCAGAAGATTATGAATCCACCAAGATGGACACTAAGTGAGACTCCTAATCTTTACTACCAGAAACCCATTAACTTTGTCGATACTAAAATGTCTGTAAAGCTAATGTCTAATCTAAACGCAGGAGAACGATTTACTTTGTTTGAAATGTCAGTGGATGCCAAATCTCTCTGGGCAGAAACGCCTAGAATCGTTGAGTAATGGCTAACGAGAACGCGGTTCGCAATCTGATAAGGGTTGACGATAAGACTAATCCTACTCTGTTCCGTGCTCTCCAGTTGATGATTGACGATTTATATACTATTAACAATAAGGTATTTCCACCTAAGGTAATTGGAGGGGTTGACCAAGGCGGAGTCATTAAACCGCTAGGGCCAGTTCAAAACTTTAATGGGGTGGCCTACCCCGATAATCTTAGACTTGATTGGGATGACCTTCCTGGAGCTTTTCGTTACCATATTAAGATGGGTGACGATTGGATTACTGCCAAGCATATTGTACTTACTGCTACTGATGTTGCTAATGTCGATCCTGTTTGGTTAAACTTAGTATATGGTACTTATCAGTTTTTAATTAGGGCAATGAACCTAGAGGGAGAGTTGGGAGATTCTTCAGCAGCAACATTAATTATCCCAACAATCCCTCCTCCTGAACTTTCTGTAGAAGTAGTTGTTTCTACTGTGTTGTTGAGATGGACGGTTCCAGCTTCAGCTTGGAGGATTGACCATTACGTAGTTTATAAAGATAATATTCCTATTGGTATTATTAACGGAACCTTTAAGCTAATTCAGGAGCAGGTAGGCGGTTCATATGGCTATTCTGTTGAAGCAGTTGACATTGTTGGTAATGTTTCTCTTAGGTCGGCCACTAAAGTTGTAGACTTACATGATCCATCTGAGTTTGAGTTTGTTGATGAACTACAGGCAGATTATACTGGAATCTATAATCATACTGAACAGGTTATTATTGATGGGTTAGTAGGTGTTCTTGGCCCTGTTTGGAATGATAAGACGTGGGAACAACATTATGTAGATTTTGGATTTATTTCTCCACAAGACCAAGTTGACAAAGGTTATCCAATCTATTGGCAACCGGCTTACAATGGAGTAGGTTCTTATGAGGAAGTATTCGACTTCGGACAGATTTACGAAGAGCTAAGTATTGTCATAGATTATAATAAACAGCAACTCTATGGCTCTACTAATGTTACTACTGAGTTTTCTTATTCTGATGACGGAATAATATACACTACTCCAGTAGTTGGAAATGGTGCTCTTGCTCCATCTTTTAGATATGTAAAGATTAAATGGATCTTTACTAATGTTGATGATCTTTCAGCCGCTTTTATTACTAATCTAAAAGTCGTTCTCAATGTTACTCTTACTCTGGATTCCGGTTCTATTGATTGTTTGGCGTCTGATGTGGGAGGAACGCTCGTAACCTATAACAAAGTGTTTACAGGGATTAGTTCGGTAACGGCAACGGCAGCTACTTCTCTTCAACCTTTATATGCTGTTTGCGATGCTGTAAATAAAGATGATTTTAGGATTCTAGTATTTGATTCTTCTGGTAATAGAATAAATTCTACGATTGATTGGAAAGCTAGAGGAGTAATCTAGATGTTCATCCGTTGGAATGATACGTTAAACATATATGAATTCGATACGTCTGCCGGGCAGACTGGTGCAGGTCCGTGGGTGCAATTACCTAATATTCCTTATAAGGATCAAGCTAATACATTCACTGGTAATAAACAGAATTTCTCTAATAGTTTTCCTTACTTTCTTTTTACTTGTGAGGCTGAGTCAGCTGGTAGAAAGAAATCACGAATGGAAGGATTTGGTGATTTCTATATTTCTCATACTAGCGATGCTGATGATGCTTATGTTTCAAGGTTTAAATTTGAGAGAAGTGGAAATTTAGTAATTCCAGGTAAGTACTATGAACATGGTAGAACAATTCCAAACGGAGAATGGCAAAATTATACTCCAGTCTGGTCTGTTTATGGAGGTGGTGTTGCTCCTTCTATTGGTAATGGATCTATAATTGGTAGTTACACGGTAATTGGTAAAATAGTATTTTGGAATATTAAATTTAATTCTGGAACTACTACTAATTATGGAACTAGTTATTTTGCTTTTAGTATGCCTCCAGCTCCCTATGAAATTACTAATCATGATTTTTCTAATGGAAGTGCTTTCATTTTTAGTGCTGGAACTGGTACTTATTATCAAGCAGCAATAACATCAGGTCCAACTTTTCTTGGTATTCCTAACTCAATAGCTCTTATAGCACATTCTGGTGCATCCCCATCAGCTACTTTTTGTCATATTTCTCATCCATTTAATTGGGTAAGTGGTGATCGATTCTGGGCACAGGGTTTCTACGCAATTGGTTAGTTGAGTTAAAAAATGGCTGACTGGAATCTACCAACAGTTACATCCGGCTACATTAACTTTGTAGCCGAGATGAATAATAAATTTGTTGATGCTGCAACTTTGCAGAATGGCTCTCCTATTAATCTGCCTGAGAATACTATTCGCTATAATCGTTCTATTAATCTTTTTCAGGAATGGATTGCTGGTAATTGGGTAAATAAAGTTCTAAGTGTAGCCGGTGGAGGGACTGGATCAACTACTCCTGGAGGTGTTGTTACCAATTTAGGTCTTGGTAGCATGGCTCTTCAGAATTCTAATGCAGTTAATATTACTGGTGGTTCTATTACTGGAATTTCATTTGACATTAGTTCTGTTACTACTGGAGTTCTTCCTCTTGCTAGAGGCGGAACAGGAGCTTCTTTAGCATTAGCTGGTTATGGTGAAGTATTAATGTCAAGTGGTGCATCAGTAGTATTTGCAACTGGAGTAAATATAACTTCTCTTAATGCTTCTGCATTAACAATTGGAACTGTTCCTGCTGCTAGATTAACAGGAGTTGGATTACTTGCTAGTACTCAGACATGGACAGGAGGTAATACATTTTATAACACTGAAAGTGGCGCATTAACTAGTAGACATACTTATGCTGTTATTAATTGGTTTGCTGAAGGTTCACCGGTTGATCAAAAATGGATGAGAGTAATTTATAATCAAGGTAATTTTGGTTTTCAAGTTTCTCATGATGCTGGAGGAATTTATTCAGAGGTATTTAATGTAGGCTATAATAGTGTTGTAACTTGCTATGGTGGTGCAATACATAATCTTAATGGCTCTAATATTACTTTAGGAACAGTTCCAACTGCCAGATTAGGTTCTGGCGTTGCTAATGCTGGTACTTTTCTAAGAGGTGATAGCACTTGGCAAGCCATTGATGTTGGTTCTGGTGGTGGAGGAGAGCCTATCCCATCTGGATTAATAGCAATGTTCGATACTAATTGTCCGGCTGGTTGGACTAGATATTCCCAATTAGATAATAGGTTTCCATTAGGTAGTTCAGGAGCCGGAGGAGTTGGAGGTTCTAATACCCACTCTCATCAATTTGATGTAACTTCTGGTGGTGGCGGAAGTCATGACCATTCATTTGGTGGTTCGTTTAATGGTTCCGGTTCTGGTAGTGGTAACTTTGGTGGAAATACTGGCGGCCCATCTCAAACTTCAGGTGTTGACGCTGGTAGTAGTTTTGGTGCAGCGCAAGATGCACATACCCACGGATTTGCTGTTGCTGTTAATCTTAATGTAAACGTAACTACTAACATTGATGGAAGAACTGGTGCTGGTGGAGATCATACTCATAGAATAGCAGGCGGAACAAATGGAGCGGATCATACTCCTCCATACTTCACAATGGTATTCTGTCGTAAGAATTAGAGGTGGCCAATGAGAGTACTGAAGTTTGTTAATGATGATGAGAGTAAGAAGCGATTTGAAGTATTGTTCCACGGTTTAATTGTAACCGGCAATACTAATACTTCTAAAGGTTTGACAGTTCTTAATCGTGAGATTAATCTTCTGGATAAATTTGAAGGTATTTCTTTACCCTGCGAGTGTGGCAAAAAATTGCCAGGTTTAGATGAGCCGGATAGAGAATTGGATTTTACTGGTAATACAGAAATTACTATTGATGATCCAGAGTTTGACTTACTCTATGATTACGTAGGAAAGGTTCCGTGGTCAATCGGCCAACCGGCCAGACTAGCATTAAAGACTTTAGCATGGTTAAAGAATCCAGGTTCCAATGGAAGTTCGTCCAGCTAAACAAGGAGATTGGCCTGCTCTTATAGAGATACACAAAGGTCATTCCTTTCCGTTTCCTGACTTCAAGAACATGTTAGACGTTCTTGTAGTTGAACATAATGGAAAAGTAATAGCCTGGGGATATACTAAGAAATATGTAGAGATAGTATTTGTACCAAAGAAAGACTCCCTCAAAGTCACCAAAGTTAAAGCTCTCAAGTTGCTATCCGATAAGTCAACTGAACTTACTAAGGCGCGTGGAATTGACATGGTTCATTCTTACGTTAAGGATGAAGATTTTGTCAAGCTCTTAGTAGAGCGTTTTAACTATGGTGTTTGTACTGGGACACCATTATTCTTGGACCTAGACAATGGCTAAAGACGACAAGAAAAATATTTATAATACTACGATGGGGCAAGTGTCCCAATCTGAACAGAAATATAATGCCTTGTCTGATACCATTGGTGGTAGAGGTGATACCACTTGGGATAGGGCCACAGAAAACTATAATCCTGCCTTCCAAGGATACTCTAACTATGCTGCTGGTGGTGGCTTAACTCCAGAAGATATTGATAGAATGAGAGGGGCTTGGAAAGCTACTGGTGAAGCTGGTGGAGGTGGTGGAGGTGGATGGGGAGGCATTAGTGCTAACCTTCCTGGTTCATCTGCCTATGCTAATCTTCATTCAGCTTATGCAAATGCTTACCGG